TGTGCAGCCTGGATGTGGGCCTGGTCGGTCTTGCTGTTCCGCGCCCCAGCCTTCGCGCCCTTCGAGGACAAGACCAGCGCCTCACGGTTGCTCGGGACGGCCACGAACGCGCCGTTGAGCAACTCGCGGGTGACCTTGCCCTTGCCGTCCTTCTGAGGTGCGCGCTCCGTCATGAATGCGACGGAAGTCGTGCGAATGTGACCCTCGTTGACCAGCGTCCGAACCTCCTGAGCGCGAGCCAGTGACGAGTACGTGCCCGACACCACAAGCTCGCCGGCGTCGTTCAGGGTTGGCACGCCAGAGCCCACAGTCGAGGCGACAGACATGCCGTGGTCGGCGTCGAACGTGATCCGATCCGGGAGCGGCGTCTTCCACTCCTCAGGCAGCAGCGTCTCACCGTCGCGGTCCTTCGTCGGTGCGGACAGGACCACCTCAAACTCGCCCGGAAAGGCGTCGTCCGTGTTGGTGATCGTCGCGTCCTTGCGGGTGATGTTCATGGTCGCTCCTTAGCGTGGCGTGCGTATGCGGTTGCATGTGCGTCTGATAGACTCAGCGCATGGTGAGAGAGCGAATGGAGAACCGAGTGATCCGCGTTCGCGGGTCGCTATGGAAAGCCGCGAAAGCGAGAGCCGATGAGCGAGGCGAGACGGTCAGCGAGGCTGTCCGCAGATTCCTAGAGAGGTACACGCGATGAGCGACGTAACCATCAACCTGCCGCCGTGGCGGCGCATCCCTGAATCGGTCAAGTGCTCCATGTGCGGAGCGATCGCCGTGGACTACCTCGCTACGGCGTTCGATCCGCAGGTCGGGAAGATCAACGGTCTGTCAGCGTCCGACATGCTGCACGGATACGTCTGCGACGGATGCCGAGATGACCTAGCCCAGCGCTTCCAGAGGATCACTGGAATGACCACCATGGTCACCCCGGTTCGCTGGTCGTGGGCGCAGTGGCGCGAGTACCGGCGAATGTTATACGTGGATCGTCGCGGACGGTTCGAGCGCAGACACTCGACAATCGCCAAGTTCCTGCACCTTAGGCGGTCGATGCGGATGGCTCGGATGGATCTACTTCAGTCGGTCGGTAATTCCCGCATCGGTCAGCGACTCAACCTCTGGGACCGCACATGGTTCGACCGGATGATGTGAGCGACTAGTCGGTACCGAAGGCCATGTCACAAGTACAGCCCGCAACCTCGTCGGCACCCATCGAGTAATCACCTGGGCCATCGCCTCCGATGCTGAAGTTCTCACCGAGAGCGACCGTTTCGCCATCGACTGCCGCATGGGATGGGCGCGGCTTTGCGGACGTAGTAATCCACGTTTTCGTCTTCGCCTTGTTCGTCCGGGCTGAGACCAGAGCGGCGAGTCCTCCGATGACAGCGACACGAGTCAGGCTCATCTGATTCGACCGGGCCGCAATCTCTCCATCGAACAGACCATCAACCGCATCCTCATCGTTCGCAGCGTCCTCCAACGCCGTAGCGATCTGATCGGCCGTCGTTTGGTTGATGCTCTTGGCCGTCGAGGCTGCGTTCGTCGTCAGGTAGTCCGCGATGCTGGCACCGTCGTACTCGCCGCCAAGGTCAGCGGCAACCTTCGCGCCAATCGCCTTCGCTGTGGCTGCCGAGAGTGAGTGGAGGATCGTGGCCAGGTCGCCATCCCACGCGGCCGGGTCGAACACGCCCGCAGCCTTTTTGCCCACGGCGGCCTTGACGGACGCGCGCTGGCGAGCGAAGAACTTGTCGAGCTCCGACTTGTGACCCTCCACCAGTCCAGCGCGGATATCCTTCGTCGTCGCCTTCAACTTTGGCGGGCGGGCGCCTCCACGGCGCACCGACTTACCGTCAGTAGC